AACCTTTTAGAGCGCGGTGCCAACCACGCCGTCCGACTATTTCAACAGATTTGCATTCCCAACTTTTTGACCAATTGACCAAAGCTGGTTCAGCCTCAACTAATGTTTTTAGATTGCCACCCGCCAGCCAGAACCGAAGCGTTCTGAATTGCGGATATTGGACTATTTCAGTGACGATTGCCGCGTTATGAAACGGCCAAAACTGCGCATCGCCGCGCTCAACCATGTCAAAAACATCGGCAAGCGTGTGCGTTCCGTGCGCATGGTCTAGCGCCGCTTGTATCCAGCCAGCGCAACGATCCCATTCAGCCGATAATGATATAATCGAATGTTCTTGTTGTTGACGTTGTGTTTGCATGTGTGACCGTAAAAGTTTGCTTGCCGCGCGATGAGACAAACATTGCACCGCCAGCCTGCTCTGAGGCCGCCGCTGCGGTTGTTGGCATAAACAGGATGACGCTTTCATAACCAGCGCGATCATCTGCAACGACAGTTGATGCCGCGTTTGCAGCAAGCGTGACGGTGCCGGTAGAGTTAAGCTTGCCGGCCAAAATATTGTTTACAACAAGGCTGACTTCACGCGGATCGTTTGCTTCGTATGGAAGTCGCCTAAAATTAACGTCTGCCAAGTGGACGCCCCTCTATATCCAAGCCTTGCGCGTTTTGCCAATTGCCAGAAATAGTCATCTTGGCGCGATGAAAGCGGCCTTGCACCCGATGCTCGCAAAAGCCTTCATCCGTCAGCGCGCTTCCCGCATCGAAAACAACAGGGTCATCATGGCGGTCACGCGCACCAACTTGCATCGAAACGCTGCCGCCAGTAAAATGCGGAACTGTTCTTGTGACCAGCGCATGTTTATCTTTTGCGACAGGAAACTCTGCGGTTTCAAATGTTGCGCTGATCGGCGCGCCAGAAAAGGCGTGAAGCTTTTTTTGATACGCACCGCCAAACACAAAAGACCCACCTTTAAACAAATGGGAATCAACAATAGTTCCGGCAGCGTCTAGGTTCCCATAAAACGCATCAAGCGATTCCAAGTCCTGTCCGCTTGTGAAGAATGGCGCAATAATATCGGCGCCAACCTCAACCAACGACCAGCGGCCAAGCGTATAATTGAAAACAATCATGCGATCAGGCTCGCCATCAGGCGATGCGTTGCTGACATATGACCAAGCCACGACCTGTTGGGTTGGATCAACGGCCGCCGACATTTTTGCCGTATACGCTAAATCCATGTCATCAAGGAAAAAGCGGTTGACCTTTTCAGCGCCTATCGGCTGGCTTTTTGTGCCGTCAAAAGCATAGAAGCCATCATCTGAAATAAAGAATACTAGCCCGCCAATATTTGCGACAGAGCCGCTATAGGCACAGCCGCGCGCAGTCTCAACGCGATCAATCTGGTAGATAAGTGGCGAACCAACATAAGAGGCGACAGCAATCGCGCGTTCCATCAAGATTGTGCAATTCTGTCCACCCACAATTCCAACAATATTTCCAGCATCGGGAATATCTTGAAAGTCACTTTGAGCAGTTCCAACCGTCCAGCTTGTTTCATCGTTTATTCCAGACCATTGAACGCGAAATGGCTGCTTCCCTGATCCATCGTCAATAGATGCGACCCAAACCTGATCTCGAACTACAGTAATAAAATCAGCTTTTGGGCAAGATGCTGACAAGTCCGAAAAGCTGGTATCGGTTCCAAGCTGCCATTTCTGCACTTCTTCGCCAGTTCCGCCTGCGACCAAAAGCTTGTCGCCAAACTGCGCAGACCGCCAGCGACCATTTGCGCCTAAGTTATATCCGCCAGCTTTGCTTGCATCGACAAGCGCACCACCAGAGCCACCATAAACATAAAGTTTTGTCGCATCGCCTGCGAAAAGCTTGACATTTCCTACATTATCCTTTGCCGCAAACACGCCCGCGATCTTGCTTGTTGCCGCGCCTGATACCGCTTGGAAAGCGTTGACGCTTCTATAGCCAACAGCCGATGGATAGCAGTTTAACGCAGTCATCACGCCTTTATTTAGAAACGCGGGCTGGTCAGGCAGCCAATCCTTGAATTCTATCATTGAATAAACCACGCTCCCGCTGCGTCAGGCTGAACAGTCCAAGCTTCACCCAAAATCTTCGGCGTTGCGTTTGCCGATGCCGATGTTGTAATGCCGCCCGCACCAACAAACGAAAAAACTCCGTTTGACTGACCGGCAACGCCAACGCTTGTTGCGGCGCTTCCGTCAATATTAAACAAAAAATTGGGTGTCGGCTGGTTGCCCGCTGCAATTGCTAGAGGCGGGCTAATTGTTGCGCTGGAAACGCTAATAGTGTTTCCCATTCCATTTCCGTGAACCGTGCAAAAATAACGAAGCGAGGCTGGCGCATTTGTTGGAACATTAAAATGCACTTTTGCGCCTGCCGTGCCGGCAATGCCGGACGCGGAAACGCCTGTTTCATATTCTTGGTCAACAAGCGTTCCAGCCGCGTTGTTTTTAAACGCCAGCGGATGACCTGATAAGCTGGAATCGCTCACATCAAAAACATATATGCCACCCTGCTCTAAAGTCAGGGCAGGATTGTTGACGCCATCAATCACAAAGACATTTGAGCCATTCACGTTTGCGACTGTGACTGTAAAATTGACAGGCTGTATTGACCCAAGCTGTCTGATAAGCGTAGTTGATGCGGTTGCGCTGACGTTTGCTGTTGGCTGACCATTAACCAGCCGTATCAAAAACGCGCTGGCTGAAACTGTGCCAGCCGATGCGGCCGTTGCCGCCATGCCCTTAGTGCGCCCAACATCAGCCGTTGTGGTTGCAGATGTTACCGCGACCCCGCTAAAACCGATAAACTTAATAGGTTCGGCTGCGGTTGCCGAAGCTGATACCGCAGCCGTTCCTGACGCTTCGTGAATAGTAACATTGTCAAGCTGATCCATGTTGCCGATGCTGTTGGCGCCATCCAAAGCGCCAAGCGCAGCAAGATCATCAAGCGTTGCCATCAGGCTATGCCGCTGTGATTGTTAGATCACCAGAAGCGACCTTCAAGATATCACCAGTCGCGATGGTTTTAGCAGTCGCGAAGCTTCCATGAAAAAGCTGGTTTCCGCTTGTTGCCGCATCATAGATAGCCCAATGGCTGACGCTGCCCCATGAGCCGGTCGCGGCTGGAAACTCGGCTGCCGAATTGGTTGATATTGATGCAGACGCAGCGGCAGCAAATGTGATGGCTTGGCGGGCATAGCCAGAACCAGAAAGTTCTGTGCCGCTATCATCATCATTCATTGATGCGGTTGACAGACCAAGATAAACGGCGGCTGGCATGGTTGTTGATGAAACAGAGCAAAAATGTGATAAAAAGGCATTCTCAAGGTAATCGGACATAGCTGACATTTAATCAGGCTCCTGTGTTTTGACGTTGATAGATTGACTGGATTTGCAACGAACCGGAGCCATACTGACTTCTCTGCTCGTCTTTCTGGATTTCAGAAATGGCACGGCTAAACTTTTGGTCGTAAAGCTGCGCGCGTTGTTCATCCATCAGATAAGTATAAAGTTCCGCCAGCGCGCCCGCTAAATAGGCGTCTGAATGGCGAAGCAAAATGTTGTTTGTTGTGTTTGTATTCGATAGCGGCTCAATAGAACCTATATAAACGATTTCGGCGCTGTAAGCCGTATCAGGCACAGGGCGAAGCTTCATTTCATCGCCGACAATGCTATAGGCTTGCGGCTTGCCGGTTCCTGTTGTCGAGTAATCTGTATCCAGCGCGACAGGGCTTTTATATTCCAAAACTGTCAGCGGGCTTGTGTTTAGCTTTACTTCTCTAATTTCTCTCAAGTCAGTTGGAAGGCTGATATATTCGTTGTTAGCTGTCAGCGTTGCAAGCGCGCGCTTTTCTTGGCTGCGACTTTCTAACTCGCGCGACATACGCGCTTCGGCAAGCTGGATAAATTCGGGGATTTGCAGCGTCAAGTCGCCACGAGCCGCAAAATTAGCGATGGTAGTTTGCAACGAAGCATAGTCGGTGATAGCCATTAGATGTTCCCGCCGCCTGTTCTAAAAAAACGATTGTCATAATCATTGAGCCAGCGTTTCCACTCTGTCGGGTTGTCTTTTGGCTCGCCAAGCTTGGCGCGTAATTCCAAAAAAACTGTCGCTGGTATTTCA